TAGTAATCTTGTATGTGTTTTTTTACATTACCCATCTTTGCCTCCTTGAATTAGGGTCATCTTCATATCAGTAATACGTTGTGGCATTACTACTGTGTCGTTGCATATTGTGCAACATCTACCTTCACATATAGGTTCAGCATTATGTCCATCTTCCCATATTGCTTTGCCATTATGGTAAAGTATATCAATGTTTTGTTTACAGATAACACATTTCATTTAATTACCTCCTTAAATATTTTATCTGGAATAATGGCAACCCATCTAGGATCACCAGTCTTACGTTTATAAAAAGCAATATCTCTAGCTTGTAACACTTTGAAAACACTAGGGAATTTATCTATTGCTCTGTATTTTATTTCTGCTACATACTCTTTGCCATTGATAATGATCTTGATGTCACCAGTATGTTCCCCACCAAGACTACCTGATAGTGGTACTTTTTTTGTAGGATACTTCCATGAGTTAAATAGTTTCACAAACCAGTTCTCATGATAGTTACCTTTGATTTTACTTTTTGAGGGCATCTATACATTTATCCCTTATAGTTATTAGTTGTTTGTAAGTCTTAGTATTTTTATCTGAATTCAAATAGTAAAACTTTTCTTGCATAAATTGCATAGTTACTTTGATAGCTATTAGTTCTTCTTTAGTGAACATATTTTCTTCAGGATTTACTTTAGCTTTTACTTCAGCCATGCTTAAAAACTTTTGCATTAAAACTCTCCGTCATCTGTTGATATTGTTAAGTATACTTGCAATGCTTCACACCAACATAGCAAGTTAAATAGTTTCGGTTCAACAAGTTTACGTTCCCATTGACCAAACAGTTTAGTATCCACACCAATGGACAAAGCTAGTGCCTCTTGAGATAGATGTCGTTCTTTTCTCCGTGACACAAGCTGATCCACTAGTGCTTTGTGTTGATATTTTACTGTGTTTTTCATAGTTAAATGTAGCTAGGCATAAGGAGCTATGCCTAGCTACTACCCACGACAAGGTATTACTTGAAGTTCATGTGCTTGATGCCGCTGTCATACAAGATATCTTCAATCATATCTGACATCTGAAGATCAGGGTGGTTTTGCTCCCACATACTTGTAGTTTTAGCAGTCATCTTGTTGATCCACACTTCAGGGTGTAGATCACCATAGGGTTTGGTACAGAGTGTAATGTGTTTGAATATATCTCTGTATTCTGATGGGTGAGAAGCTCGTGCTATATTCTCACACATTTTTAGTTCGTTTGTCGTGTATGTTATCATGTTGTCCTCCGTTACATGAATATTGAGTCTGACTTAGACATATAGTTTAGCATTTTACTATTACGTTCTACAATAGTTTTGTTGGTGCTACTGACATTTACTGGGTGTGAAATCCAATGTGTTACAGCATTATACAATGCCCATTTGTTTCTACCTAAGTTGATAGAATGTTTGATATGGTCAAAGTTGTAATTGAAAATACCATTATGTTTTTGTTTGTAGTTGGCAATTTTATCAGGTGTTGTGCAACCATTCATGCACCATAAACGTAAGCCATCTGCTTGTATCATAACAGACCAGACACCATTGTAAGAGTTACGAAGTGTGATTTGAAATGCTATGTAGTCTTGCATTGCAGGATCATCAAAGCATATCTCTTTGAATATAATCTTTGTGTCCATCATAGCACCATTGTCTAACATATTTATTTGTGTGACATATGGTGTTTTCATACTGTCTGCAATATCTATGATAGGCTCAAGCACTTGTGTATGTTTGACTGGTCTGTATGATGTTGAATGATTACCAAGATACTCATTTGTATCGGTCCTGATAATCATTACACGATCATTACAATCTATATCAGATATAAGACCTTCTTTACTGTAGTCTTGAAACACACCTTTCATTGGTATGGTTTGTATTGGAAAAGCATAGTCACCTTGTTTGTCGACTAGCTTTGCGAGTTGTGTCATGTGATTCATAATTACCTCCTTGTTATATAGAATCGTTCTTTTGTATTGTTGACACCATACATTGTGACATAGATGCCTAATGTATAGATAGCTAACCATACCATTATAAACAAATCATTTTCTACAAATGAATATGTACCATATAATGCTATGGTGGTTAGTAGTGTACCGAGTATGGTACTGAGTATATAGATCATTGTACCCTCCTTAAATTTGTGTGGTGATCTAAGTTAAAGTCGTGTACTTGTTTGCAATGTAGTATTAAACGTATGTCCTCACGGAAATAAAATATTGAGATCAATATTAATATTACAATGATAGGACCACGTTCTCTTTTTATAGTTTGTCTATTTATTTTCATAAGTTAAATCCAATTCAAGATGATGACATGAAATTCGTGCTACGAGCTATTACACGCAGGGGTTGCCTGGCATTGACTGATGGGATTAGCTACTACCCAGAGTATGAGAAGGAATCTCATGTCATTGTTGAGGTTCGATACCGAAAGAATGACTAAAGTTTATGTGAAAAGAAAAAAGGTAAAGCCTAAGCTCTACCCTTTAATTTAGATGTTACCCATGTATTCCAAGCAAATTGTCTTACAAGTAATGCTGAAGTTTCAAGGCTGTACTTTTGTCTATAATCTTTATACATTCTCATAACTCCCCTTTTATTCCATAGATATATTGCTCTTGACATATTGTCTTTCCAAGCATCACGACTTGTTTTGCCATGCTTACAAAGCCGACCATAATGTTTATATAACATTTGATCTACATCACCATTTCTTAATCTTTCTACATAAATACACATAATAATCTCCGATAAGTTAAGAGGTAGAAGAATAAATCTCCTACCTCAGTTTAAGTTTAGGCTTTAGCTAGTGCTTTGTCTTTAGCAGTAACTTTCTTTTTAGCTACAGTAGGCATTGGTTGTTTAGCCAATTTATACTGTTTCTTATTTTGAAACCATTCTATACCATAGTTTGGTTGTACCTTACCATTCTCAGTACCCCAATCATAACCCATGACATCAGAGAACAAAGAAGTAAATTGGTTATATAGTTTTTTACATAAGTCGTATTTGTCTTGAGCAACCATATAAGCAATCTCAACATATGTACCCCTTACCTCGTCTTCGGAAAACCTTTCAACATCTTGTTTATATGTGAATTGTGTTTTGTCGAGGTATTGTTTAGCAGATGCCAAAGAGTATGCACATGATACAGCCATGCCACCATAGATTAGGAATAGATCCAAGTTGTATTTTGGATTTTCCATTCTTTCACCTTGTTCAGAACCTTGTCGTTTAGATCCGTCTGCATTCAATGGTCTGTCGATAAGATATGTATCCACATCATTGAATAGAGTATCAGGTGTTTCATTAAGAATTATATTTGATATATTTTCGATTTTAGTATTTTTAGACATGATATTTCCTTTCATAATTTAATCATGGTTAAAATTAAACAACCCCTTACACGTGGGGAAGCTCATACACTTCTCGTACACATTAAGTCAAGGGCGATAGTCTGCTTTAGCAGATAATTCCAACCAAATGTCGACATAGAAACTGATATCGAAACGGGGTTGGGATTACCCTTTACTAATGTGGTATACTGACGAGCGTACCTGCTTCCCCACGTGTGCCTCGCAGAGAGACTTGTTAATCATAGGGTTCGATATTATCGCATGAAGAGTCAAGAGATATGGGCGATCTTCAGATCTCTTGATCCTCATAATACACTCGAAGTGTATGTTGAGGATTCACAAGTGGTGTGTTTGAGGTGTATCATACAACGACTAACACACCACGCTATGGATATCACAACTCCTATACTAGATATATGTGTAAATGTGATATAGTGTGATGGAATCCGTTGGTATGTGAATCCCTGCCAACCGAATGCCATGAATACAAAGACAAAAGCAAGAGGGGAAGAGGTTGGGCTTCTAGCGATTCTTAGCCTTGCACAACATTGAACACAACAAAAACTGCAAGGCTTAGATTAGCTTGAAGGGGAACTCTTGCTTTTGGCGACTAGGCATGGCATTACGCAAGATGGTAATATAGTGGTAAATCAATGACTTAGCCAATACCCTTGACAAGTAATTTTGACTCGTTCATAAAAGGGGGGTAAGGGGGGATCTCTTGTTAGATAAGCTACGAATTACGAAAAAGCAAAAGTTACTGATTGATACTATCGTAGCAACTGGTTGTAGTGTCAAAAAAGCTAGTGAAATAGCAGGATACGCAAAAGGTGAATCAGGTAGAGTGACAGCTAGTAAGACTTTGAGACTGCCTCATATCCAAGAGTATATGCAACAAAGGGTTAGAGAAAGTATAGGATTGAATGCTACGAAAGCCTCGAATAAGATGCTAGAGCTAAGTCAAACTGCTAAGAGTGAGTACGTTCAACTTGAAGCCAGTAAAGATATACTAGATAGGGCAGGGTACAAGCCTATCGAGAAGAGTATGAACTTAGTCGCTGGTACAATCCAAGTAAGTATAGACTTGACATGATTGGTAGTGTAACAATAATAGATGTAGATTTAGGTACGCAGAGTAAGACCAT